GCAATTCGCGTCCCTGAGCATGTATTTAGTTAATTCTAGCGCAAATTAGCCGCTAATTCTCGTAATTGCTAATGTTGATGCGGGTGTAGCAGGGCAGAACGCTGTCGCTGCGTTAGCGGTCAATGAACCACTTGTACTACTGACTGCCCACATCGCTTCCAAATAATCTCCAGCACTCACCGATATAATAGCCGCTCGGCTAACTACTAGGTTAGCACCGTTTTGGTGCAGCGCGTTCTTCATCGTAGAGCCTGTAATATCAACACCATTAATGCGAGGCCAGAAGTAGAAGTCTATGGTCGAGCTGGAGCTAGACGTTATCTGCGCTGAGAACGACACCAGATAAGACCCACCTTCTTCAAAGGTAATCTGCGAGCCTGACAGCGAGATACTGTCATCTGTTGTCCCTGCGTAGGTCAATGCATAGGCAGTGTTAGCCGATGCTGCTGTCTGAGTTGTAGCAACACCCAGAGCCGCTTCACCGTCTTTTAGGACTATTTGCCGGAACACACCGCCCTTAGAAACAACAGGATAGCCGTTAGCCTCATCCCATAATAGGATACCGTTCTCGGAAGGCGTATCTCCTGAGACTTTATAGCGCAGCTTGTCGGCAACACTGAGCATGTAGTTGAATAGACGCTCTGCCCAACGGTCTATAGAACCGGCAGTAGGTGTAGGCGGTCTGCGTGCGCTCATCGCCTACCACCTGATCTTATATCTAGCCGCATTCGCCCTACGCGCCAATCAGTGTTATTTGTTGCTGTCAGGCGCATACGCATCTGCCTACCTGTAAATCTTACTGGCGTAGGATTGGTTGGGTCATAAGGCCCATATTCACGCTCAGTATCATTAGGATGGAATCGCGTTTTAAACGTAGCCTCTACATCACCTTGGTTAAGCTCATCAGGTATAAGCTCCGTAGCCACGATAACACCATCACCAGCACCAATGCTGACAGGCCCAGATTCAATAAATGGTGTATAAGCACCGTGTGAGAATCCAACTTCATGCTCGTACAAGTGCTTATCGTCTGGGTCAAACCATATTGGATTTGTGAAGGCACCCTGATCTATGCCTGCTGTGCGAACTAGTGTACCAATCGACCAAGCATTAGTGTCGTAGTTCCAAGTTACATACGAGTCGTTCTCGGTGCTATTTGCACTTGGATAAAAGAACCACACCTCAGAGAATCGACTGTTGTTCACCGCAAATACGTGCGACCCATATTCCCTGTTTATATTAGAAAATACGTGATCGTATACATCAGAAGGTAGTTTTTGAACTTGACCACCTGAGTATAAGAAGAAGTTCTGGCGACCCATCCAGACTGTACCGCTAGAAAACGACACAGCCGCCTTGGGTGATATAACCCCGCAACCCGTACCCACGCGCTGAATAGAGAACACAAACGGAGGCCCAATGTAGGTAGCCGTGTGCGCATCTGTTGTGGTTAGGATGATTGCTTGGTCGCGCGCCCTTAATCCGCACTGGATAAGCCCATCAGTCTGGAGCTCGATATCACCCGCTTCATTCGTGTCAGCCGCTGTCCAAGTCGTGTTATCTTCACGATCAGACCACTTAAGCAAACGTGGATTACCTGAAGCGCCTAGCGCCATTAGGAATCGCTCTTCAGTCACCAATAGACCACGACAGTCCGTTGGCGCATTCGAGATTACTGCTGCTGGCGTTGGTCCAGTTAAATCTAACTGCCATTCGTAGAGCCTTCCATCCGTATCGGCGCAACCAACTAGATACTCGCCCCAGTTGTCGAGGCTCCAAGTAGTAGCAGGCAGTGTCTGCGTACTATCTTGTCGTTCTGTACCGTAAGAATCTTCACCGTAGTTCAATGCACCGTAGCCTGTGTTGGCAACAGTGGTTTCCCTACCTGATATGTAGCCCACTGGGGTTATGTCGTACTGCGCCCCTTCTTGGTCATACACATAGAGCTTTAAGTCTGTAGCCGCCGCAATGTAGCGGGTCAAATCATTATCAGTCCACGCATACAGTGCCCTGCAGATTGATGACGTTGCCGTTGCAGACTTCTGTGACCAACCACCTACAGGACGCACTGCACTGTCGATCCAGCGCACTAGGTTAGAGTCATTCCATCGACCTGTAGACTGATAATCAGTCCCGTTCTTATACACCCCCGCAGGAATGTCTAGCGGTAGTAAAGGCATAGCTCTGCCCCCTTTATTCAGGCCAGTTAGGTGTAGGCATTGCAGCTAGGAAGCCTTCCTTGCTTGGCTTGTTGCCTGACGCTAAGTAGTTACCCATCTGCACTAATGACTCATTCCAGCAAGCATCGCGCCAAGCAATAGCAACTGCGGCTTCACTAGCCCATTTAGCATTACCGCTATTAACGTAGCTGGTCATAGAGATGATGTTGTTGTAACCCTTCTCCTTAGCGGTAGAGTCCAGTAGATTCTGCACCGCTGCTGAGTAGCTATCCATTAAGGATTTAGCCTTAGCTTGCAGCTCTTCTGCTGTCAGGCCAACCACTTTTTTAGGCAATATCCATGCACCGCTTACATGTACAGGCGTAGTGTCAACAACGATACGTTGTGTGTCTGGATTGTGAGTAGGGTCAGCCGCCTCTGTTACAGGGTACACACCCCATGCAGCCAGAGCTTCATCTGACATGCGCTTAGGGAATGATGTATTAGGATTGTCTTTTCGCAACATGCCAATTGAGTATGGATATGTCTCGGCTTGTCCGTTGCTTGCTTTAATGTAAGACATTGCTTATTTCCTTTAGTTAAACGTCATATTTATCTATTGTGACAGTGTTACTATTGTTAGCGACATTCAGTGCACTATCATCCCTTGGTGATAGGCTGCCTACTACTAGCCCATCAGTACCTAAAGTGACTGTTCCGGGAGTGCTATAAGGTATTGAATCCCATGAATATGACGTATATGTTAAATACCCATACGTGCCTGTCCCAGACCCGTCTGACGGTACTTTCATCACTCCGACTCCAGCTTCTTCTGGTCCTGAGTATCTAAAAGATAATAAAATCGTATCATTATTTATTACCTTAATACTGCCTGCTAGGTTATTCCAGTCTACGTCATAATATATAGCGTTAGTCCACAAATGGTTTCCATCAGGATCAAACGACGAAACAGCGCCACCCCTATAAGCTGTACTACCCCCAACTTGTGGCTGAAGAGTAAAGTAAATATTACCATCAGGAGCCACAGCTAAATTATCGTACCCTATAGGAGAAAAAGCAGAATTTATTGTGTTCAGTTGCCTACCCCATATTACTACTCCGTCTGACACTCGTATTTTAAACAGTCGATAGTAACTTGCACTTTCCATACCTATAATGTAGAAAAACAAGCCGTCTGGAGAAAAGGCACCCCCTAATGGTCTATCTACGTTATACCTATAGTTTTTAGTTGATGTTGAAAGACCAATGGTGCTATTGCATTCGTATAAAACAAAATAATCACTAACATCTTCATCGAATCCAACAGTTCTTGGAAAAACATCTGCATCGGCGTAAATGCGTTTGTTTGTATTAACAGTAGACCAATCAGCAGCAGCAGAAAATGACAGTGTTGATATATAATTTGCTTGCGTATGACCATCCCGAAACGCCGCATAGAAGCTGCTTGATCCGTAATACTTGGCGCCAACTAAATATTCAATATTTGTTGTCCCCGCCCAGTATGTACGATCTAAAACTCTTGTCCCATCGGCTGCGGAATATACGTGCATATATGCACCTGTATTACCGCCGCCAGATGCATCATCTTCACCCCCAACTACAGACACGTCTCCATCTTGCGTGATATCTATAGATACTACATTGGCCAAATAACGATCTAATGCCCTAGCCCAAAGCTGCTCACCCCTGCGGTTTAATTTCACTACGCGCTGAACACCTGACGTTTCATAAGCTAAATAGACATTACCATCTTCATCGTGTGCGGTGACTGGATTTGAACTTCCATTTGTTGTCGTAGCAATCCAATACTCTTCGCCAGAATTGCCAGCCGAAGCCTGTAGCATATACTTACTAATACTCATGCCAATGCCTGTCCCGCTGTGAACCCATACCAAGTAGTACCACCATCGTGTGTAATGAGCACAAACACATCCACACCACTGGCTGTAATAGTTAATGCTGGAGCCGTGGCAGCAGGCCAATCAACACTGGCGGGCCATGTCACTGTGTAACCCGAAGCACTAGCGTCCTGCACAATCTTCACTGTCATGCCGTAGGCTGTACCTGTGGCGGGTGGGTTAGAAAAGGTCAGTGTAGTGTTCTCTGTCAGAGTTAGAGAAAAGACCGTCCCTAATGATGTATCGATTGTCGCTAAGGTGCTGGTCGATGTAAGCGTATTGTATGACTCCTGAAGCTGTGTGAACTTAGCAGCGGCAGGTGTAGTACCACCGATAACAGAGTTGTCTACAGTTGCGCCCGATAACGTAGGCGAAATAGCTGTAGTACCATCAAGCAAGTCGTCAATGGCATCTAAGTTATCGTTTAGCTTGGTACCCCATGTGTTAGCCGAAGCGCCGACTTCTGGCTTGGTTAAGCTATATGTGGTTGTTGCTGAATCTGCCATGACTAACTCCTGTTTGAAGTGCTTTGCTCTTCAATGTTTAAATAAAATACAGCGCGTTTACGTATCCAGTGTCTGCGTTACTACTTACACTGCCGTCTTTTGTGTATTGGAATGCCAATGTATCACCATCGCTCACTGCTAGGTTTCCAGTGCGTGTAGTTGATCCGGATATTCTAGTAAACACATCAGCTCCGTTCTTTTTAAAGTAAAGCCAGTCAAAGTTAGTCTCACTGCTCACGGTACAGCTATAGTAAATAGTGCCTGTTCCAACTACGGCTAGCGTTAAGGTAGAGCTACTGCTGTCCGTCTTATTATTACTACTACCTGTTATTGAGTCTGACGAGCTAGTCCCTGTGTTATAGTTAAACGTCCAACCGCCCGTACTAACAAGGCTAATGGAAGTAGGAATGTCTTCTTCACCAATCCTTAGCTTACTTGCTAACATTAGCTCATATCCCCTACTACCACTCCGTAAAGCGTAGACCCAACCTTCCACAAGGTCACAACTGAATACCCTGAAGTCGCCAGTGTAGGCGCTGATCCACCTGCCCACTGCATTGTAGGCCATGTGATTGTGTAAGCTGACCCGTCATTAATCATTAACGTCATAGACTCACCCGCACCAAAGCTGTCGGTCGGCGTAGAGCTACCTGAAAGCGTCCATGTCTGGATAGTGCCGTTAGCTGGATCAAGTGCTGGCGTTGTGCCCGTTACAGCAAAAACCTCTTCGACATAAGAGCCGTCAAAGACTAGATCCGTGACCGTTTTATTGGTTAGCGTCTGCGTGTCGGTAGTGCCTACAGCATCGCCTGTTGGCGCTGTTTTGCCTGCCCAATCTGTGAGATCAGCATCGTAGGCTTGAACACTAACACCAATGTCTGAGTCATTTAAAAGCGTGGCATCGTAAGCCTGCACATTAACGCCTATATCAGCATCGACCAATATAGTCGCATCATAGGCTTGAACAGATACACCTATATCAGCAGATTGTAGAGCTGAGTCTGCCAACGCACCCTGAGCCGCTGTAGCATAATCCGTAGAGGCTGTAGTTGCCGCTGTGCCTAGCCCTAAGTTAGTGCGTGCTGTGGCTGCGTCATTTAAGTCTGATAGGTTATTAACGACTTGTAATAGATTATCCGCATCTACTGACAAGGCTGATGCTGCTGCTTCTGCTGCTGACGTAGCTGCTGCGCTAGCTGATGTTGACGCTTCTGATGCACTGGAGGCTGCTGCTGTCGCTGATGCTTCTGCCTGATCAAGTAGGTCAGAGATATTATCAACCTCTGTGTCCGAGATCATGCCTGCATCTTGCGTCCAATCGGTAGAGGCTGAAGCAGGAAACTCAGTTACGTTATCCGTCTCTGTTGCACTGCTCATACCAGCAGTCTGCGTCCAGCTAGTAGTAGCCATTCACTTAACCCTCATCCGAAGACTAGAACCACTTGAGGTCGCTCTATTAGATTCTAGCATTAACTGCTGCGCCACATTGCCATAGATTGATGAGAACTCTGCTACTCGCTCTGAATCGCGCAGGTAGACCGCCGCATGAGATAGCGAGCAATACAGGTAAACATCTGGGTAGTTAGTAAGCAGCCAGTTAGTTGTGTCAGTGTCAGACAGTGCTGGGATGCGAGCGTAATACTGCAAGTGCAGTGTGTAGTCTTCATCAGGCGTTGGATAGACTTCGATCTGCCCAGCGTTGTGGCGGTAGAAGCAAGGCTTGCCCGCTATATCATCACCTTCAAGTCTGCGCTTTGCCATCTGATCACGGGCCATAAGCTCAAGAGGCGTACCGTCTGAAAGCGTCAGCGTAATAGTCTGCAACCAATCGTTTGGCAGGTTCTCGTACTGCTCATCCAGCGTAGTAGTAACACGCTTCTCTTGCTCCCAATGCCGAACGTCTCTCGCTATCTGCGCTTCAGCTAGGCCGACAAACGTAGGGATAATCGAAGTAAGATCATCCCTGTTGAGAAAATCTGCGATAGCTGTCTGTAGCTCTGCGTATGTTGATATAGCCATTAGCGGTTACCTAACATTCCTAATAACCCCAACAACTGCCCTAAAGGCATCTGCTGACGTTGTGGCTG